TATTCACTCAGGACTATCGACTCTAAAACTTGGTGTAGTAACAGGGAGAACGATTGCACAAAGCGCTCGTTTTCGTCTAACTCGGTCTCCCCTAATTCGAATAATATGCAATGGACGATTTCATGCCATAGCGCTTGTTCTTGCACCTTGTCAGGGTAGCCTTCAGATATCTTAATCAGTAATTCATCGCTCTTACAGATGCCTGTGTATTCGCCTAAAGCGTCTTGAGTAAGCGCAACAGTGAACTCCTTAGCACCTATTTTAAAAGACTTAATCATTTACTTTCCTTACGCCGTAAGGTCTCAGAACATCTACAGTTGTGGCTAAAGACATTGTGTGCTATATAGTAATTAGACACAGTTTGGAGGTTATAGACATGGGTAGAAGAGAAATGGACGTCTATGCTAAGGATATTATCTTCGATTACACTACCGGCAAGCTTAGCGAGAATAAAGTTGCCAAAAAGTGGGGAACTAGCAGGAGTGTAATCAGGCGTATCCTCAAAGAACACGTTATACATATCAGGAGCCAGAGTGAAGCAGAGATCCTTAAACATTCGCTTATGACGCTGGAACAGCGTAAGAAACAGACGGCTGCGGCTAACGCTGCGGCTTTGGGAAGAAAGGCCACAGTCGAAGAAAAGATTAAGAGGGCCAAGACCAATCAAAGAACTCTCGTGTGTGCTACTGTGGAGGAGCTCCAGTTCATGGATATGCTTATCCAGCGAGGAATTGAATGTATCCCACAACAAGCCATTGGTTTTTATAATTGCGACATCGGAGCCTGTCCCGTCGCCGTGGAAATCCTCGGGGGTCATTGGCACTGGCACGGAAGACGAAGAGTCAAACTTATCAAAAAGATTAGATATTGTATCGACAACGGGTGGCATATCCTTATGGTTATGGTCGATAAGGTTAAGGGATTTGTCTTGGGACCCGATGTTGCTGATTACGTGGCTTCCTATATTAAGCTCATGAGCCGGGAGCCACCCGGCTTTTGTGAGTATCGGATGATTAGGGGTGCAGACAATACGATTGTCTTGGGAAGTAGTAATGACGATGAGATCTCCATCGTACCGTCTTTTCGTCGCCGCAAGAATACCCGTAGCGGAAACTAGGGTATCACCTATGAAACAACTAGGATGAACCTCAGGCCCTGGACCGCTTACAGGGCCTACGGCAGAATCATACATACCATTAACCGGCGCGGTCTCTCCGTTCAAAGGAAGACAGATTTCACAAGGGCGATTAGGGTTGTCAGATTCGGGGGCTGATATCCAAACACGTTCAACTTCTGGAAGGCTTCCACTGTCTACCGCCAGTTGCCAAGCCTGCCTTCTCCCAGCTGCGTTAGCGGCTACGGTCTCCGTACGAGCTATTCTTTCAGCGCGTTTTTTTAACAGCTGTGTGCGGTATTTATCCGTTAGCCTGCCTACCTCTTCATCTTTGAAGCCTTGTTCAATAAGTAGTTTCTCGCGATTGATAACAGCCCGTGCTTCCCTCCCAGTCAACCCTATGTTTTTTTGTATTAGCTTATATGCCTCTTCGGCTCTAAGGCCTAGCTCGTAGCCTTCGGATAAAGCCTCTTGGATTACCTTCCGCTGTTGTACGGTAAGGTCTTCGATGAGAGACAAAGACCTCTCGTTCATCCACTTAATCGAGTAGGAATTAATAGGCACCATGGGCACAGTGAACTCTGGTAAATAATCCTCGTCTTTTTCTTCCGCTTTGTGTATCTCGAATGTTATCTTGGTGCCGAACTTTTTGTTTAGGTCTCGCATAGTCGTCTTACCCGTGTCGTCTATCACGGCGGAATATGCGGTCTTTATCTTTTCTACGAATTGTTCGTCTCCGAAGTCTTCGCCGAATATAACGTTTGATACGGCGGTTATGCTCTTACTATCGTAGGCTTTACGAAAGCCTCTTGGCATCCGTTCCCCAAGAAAACCACGAACGGCAGCAAGAAAAATACGAGAGAAAACGCCTTGGTACCTAAAGGCTATTTTGTAAGTGTCCCGAGCCGGCTTCTGTTTAGGCGTCTGATCCTGCCACTTAGGCTTTCTTGCCTTCATTAGCCGACGGACCTTATATTGCTTGGTGAATGACAATTACACCTCGTAATAGCGCAAATTGAGGGATACACGGTTTGCGTTAGTCAGAGACGTGTAGGTAATTAAATAGGTCGTAGAGTTTTTTAGCAACCACTCTTGTTCTCTAGACACACTTCCGCCGTCGGTTCCTGCCGGGTTTGTGGCATCGGTGCCCATTACATGACCGTCTATGACATTACCTTGGGCCGAAGAAGTCGGGTCTTTTTTAATTACGAGGTTCGATGTGTTACTGGAATTTCGATCGCTATTATACGCGGTTAACGCCGTGCCTTCTGCTGAGACTGTGGGGCCTTCCGATAGCTCGATAGTTCCGTTTTTGGAGCTAGCACACTCGAAGGTGAGATGGAACTGGCCCGTAGCCGGCACCGAGATGAACCATTTTTTAGGGGTACCAGATGCAACTGTAGCCGCCTCGTGGACCACATAGTGATCCCCTTCGTGGATCTTGTGATGCTCGATAGGTATCGTTATCAGATAACCATAGGTATCGTCGCTAGTTGTTTTAGTATCAAACTCGGTTACTTTTCCGCCCTTGTCTTTTAGTACTGCGCTACTCATATCCTACTCCTCTATTGCGTAGATGATTGTATAAATTTCGAACAACGCCTCAATTAAAGCGTCTGTGTCTTCCGGCAGCATAGGCACGTCTTTCTCGTATTCTATTATGTCGTCTATTACTTCTTTGACACCGTCTATCTTGGCGTTACGAGAGATAGCCTGGTTTATCATATCGTTGATATATAATGTCTGTCTTTGGGTCATTATTCTTTGTCACTACCGCCGTTGATACTACGGATAGGTCCTTTTTTCTTTTGTGGTTTCGCCTCGCCTTCGTCTAACGACGGTTGCGGCAGCCCTGCGAATTCCAGCAACTTACGATCTAAGGAATCGTCTTCGGGCAACTTACCGGCCATGGCTAGTACTTGCACATACCTACCTATCTCGTCCAAAGGAGGCCCTTCGATATCGCCGTGAACCAGCTCTGGCCAATATTCCGGAGCTATGTCGTTATACTCCATTAGCTTCCCGATAGCGCAACGGTTAAACGTCGCTACGATGGTGTCTAGGAAAGCACCAAGAGCTACAGAAAACAGGTTTGTCTGGGAAGAGGCTAGAGCAAAGGATCCCACGTTGTTAACACCTAGTTGTAAAAATTGCGCAACGACGCTTTGTAACATTCCGGTTTTATAGTATTGTTTGGTCTTATCGGTGTCTACTTGGTGTTGTCCCCCTGAAGACATAAGCCTGAACTTATAACCCGTTGGGTTTCCCTCCGGGGTTAATTCAGACGGAATAAGCGCATAGGCTCGTTCGTCGCGTTTAACCTGCGACAGTAAAGTCTCTAACGAAGACCTAAGTGCTTTTTGATCTGCTGTTGCATCCGATTGCAATATAGCAACCGGAACCTCCATAACAGGCAGGCCTGTCAAATCTCGCTCGATGCCGATGGCTTCTATCTCGCAGATCCTCTTAAGAAAGAACCAATCTATCACCGCGTTACGGTAGATAGACCTACCTTCGGGGTTATCTTTAAAAGTCTCAGTACGAAACAGCAAGGATTTCTCGATTGGTATATATGCAAACTCTCCCGTCTGTGTCTGCTGATACATACCCAACAAAGCTCCCGTCTCGTCGTCGAATTCCCATCTATCTAGTGTGTCTTGAGGTCTTAGGCCGAACTTTCGCCAGCCTATTTTACCATCTTCGTATCTAGACATCGTACGCGGGTCTTTTGTGTCTCCCTTGCGCACTTTATATATCATCTCGAAATAAGCCCAACCGTAATCTAAAAAGGAGAGCACCTCAGATATAAAATCTTCGAAGGTTAGTTCCATATCATCCAAGCAACTCTCTACGAACTCGGCCACCTCTAATGCTGTGCTATCGTTATCCAAGGCCGGCTCTATTCTCCATTCGACTTGTCGAACTAAGGCCTTTATCAAATACCGCACGGCTCCGATGGTAGAAGAGTTATCTGCCATCTCTCTATAGACCTTAGCGGCATAGCCTCCTTGAAAACCGCCTTGTAGTTTACGGTGGAACTCTTCATATATATTACCACCCCATTGCTTGAGGCCTGTATAGCCTAGTACGTCAAATTTACTGCTAGCCATAAATAGAGCTCCATTCGCTCGAACGAGTCCCAGAAACGGGTATCTCAAAGTTAGTCAGGTTAGGATCTTTGTATAGTCTATCTAACGCCATTGTCATAGCGTCTACTTGGTCATCGTTAGCACCAGAAGGGAAAGTTACAACCTCTTCTATCATATCGTCCGCCCATGAATAAACTGAATTATCGGGGATATACACG